GACGTGCCGCGCGAGCGCTGGCGCGACACGATGGTCAAGGCGCTGGCCCACTCACTGCCCGGCGCGCTAGGCACGCTGTGCGACATCCTGCGCGTGCCGACCGACAAGGCCAAGGACAAGGAAGGCAACCGCCTGATCCAACTGTTCTGCAAGCCGCGCCCGGCGACCCACAAAATCCGCCGCGCTACCCGCGAGACGCACCCCGAGGACTGGCGGCGTTTCGTCGCCTACGCGGGCCTGGACATCGAAGCCATGCGCGAGGTCGATAAGCGCCTGCCGACGTGGAATTACCGGGGGGCCGAACTCGACCTCTGGCACCTCGACCAGCGGATCAACGACAGGGGGTTCACCGTCGATCTTGACCTTGCCCGCAGCGCCATCCGCGCGACGGATCGGGAAAAGCGCGTGCTGGCCCGGCGCACACAAGTCCTCACGGACGACGCCGTGCGGGCCGCGACGCAGCGCGACGCCATGCTCGCGTACCTGCTCGAAGCCTTCGGCCTGGACTTGCCCGACATGCAGCAGGCCACGCTTGAGCGGCGCATGAACGATCCCGATCTGCCCATCGAACTGCGCGAGTTGCTCGGCATCAGAATACAGGCCAGCACGACGAGCACGAGCAAGTACAAGACGCTCGTGAATGGCGCGAGCAGCGACGGACGCCTGCGCGGCTGCCTGCAATTTGACGGCGCAGCCCGCACGGGCCGGTGGGCCGGTCGGCTGTTTCAACCGCAGAATTTACCCCGCCCGTCGCTCAAGCAAGGCGTCATCAACGAGGGTATCGAACTGCTCAAGGCCGACTGTGCCGACGTGCTGTTCGATGACGGCGACATCATGACGCTCACCAGCAGCGCGATCCGTGGCGCGCTTGTCAGCGCCCCCGGCAAAAAGCTGGTCGTCGCTGACTTGTCGAATATTGAAGGCAGGGGTATCGCCTGGGAGGCGGGCGAGGAGTGGAAGCTGCAAGCGTTCCGCGACTTCGACGCCGGGCAGGGCCATGACCTGTACGCCGTGGCATACGCCCGCGCTTTCGCCATCACGCCGGACGAGGTGATGGAGAACAAGCACAGCGGCGACGGCATGATGCGCCAGATCGGCAAGGTGATGGAGTTGATGCTCGGCTATGAGGGTGGCGTTGGCGCGTTCCTTACCGGGGCAGCAACGTACCGTATCGACCTTGACGCGATGGCAAAGACCGCACGCCCGAGTATCCCCGACGATGTGTGGGCCGAGGCGGAGGAGTTCGTCTCGTGGCGCAAGGCAAAGCACATGGGGCTGTTTGGCCTCGATCCCAATACCTTCTGTGTGTGCGATTCGCTCAAGCGCCTATGGCGGCGCGAGCACCCGGCTACCGTGGCGTTCTGGCGTGATCTGCTCGAAGCCGCCCGGCTTGCCGTGCTCAACCCCGGCGAGGTGTTCGAGTGTCGCGCGCTCAAGCTGCGCCGCGACGGCGCGTGGCTGCGTATTCGGCTGCCGTCCGGGCGGTTCTTGTGCTACCCCTCGCCGCAGATAAGCGACGGCGGCAAGCTGTCGTACATGGGCGTGCATCAATACACGCGCAAGTGGACGCGGCTCTACACCTACGGCGGCAAGCTGGCCGAGAACGTGACCCAGGCCATCGCCCGCGATGTGCTCGCCTCGACGATGGCGAGCATCGAACAAGCTGGTTTCGAGATCGTGCTGACCGTGCATGACGAAGTGCTGACCGAAGCCCCCGATACCGACGACTACACCCCCGCGTTGCTGTCCGATCTCATGACGGCCAATCCGTCGTGGGCCGCTGGCCTGCCGCTGGCCGCAGCCGGGTTCCAAGCCTACCGCTACAAAAAGGACTGAACCATGCGTGAATCACAGATTGAGCAATACCTTGTCAAGCGCGTCAATGAGTTGGGCGGCGAAGTCCGTAAAGTGAAGTGGATAGGCCGCCGTGGCGCACCGGATCGGTTGGTGATGCTGCCCGGTGATTTTGGCCGCTTCGGAGAGGACAGCGCCCCGAGCAGAACTATTTGGGTTGAACTCAAAGCCCCCGGCGAGAAAGCGAAGCCGCATCAAGTCCGCGAACATGAGCGGATGCGACGCATGGGGCAGCACGTCGTTGTCGTCGATTCCATCGAAGGCGTGGACGAGGTGCTGTCATGAGCAAAAAGAAAGTGCCTGTATCCAAGGCGCACTTCAACTGCGTCGCCAAGACCCGCTACGTGAGCGAGCGCATCGCCCGCATCCGCGCACGACAAGTCGGCAAGCGTCGGAACGTCGAGTTGTGGGCGTACAAATGCCCCGAGTGCAAGGGCTGGCATCTGACGAAGCGCTGGCAGAACCGGCCCGTCGCCGACGAGTTCGAGGTGATCGAATGACGCGACGTGTATTCACCCCGCACGCCTACCAGGGCAGCATCATCGAGCACCTACTTGACACGCCGCGCTGCGCTGCGTGGGCTGGTATGGGCCTGGGCAAGACCGTCTCGACCCTCACCGCGCTCGACGCTCTGGAATTCGTCGATCCCGGCCCGGCCCTGGTGCTGGCCCCGAAGCGCGTGGCCGGTAGCACGTGGCCGGATGAGGCGGCCAAGTGGGCTCACCTACGCAACATCGAAGTTGCCCCGATCCTCGGCACGCCAGCCGAACGCCGCGCCGCGCTCAAGCGCCCGGCCAATGTGTTCACGATCAACTATGACAACGTGCCGTGGTTGGTCGAGCACTACGGCAAGAACTGGCCTTTTCGCAAGATCATCTCCGACGAGTCCACAAGGCTCAAGAGTTTCCGCTTGCAGCAAGGCGGCAAGCGCGCGCAGCAGTTGGCCCGCGTCGCGCACACGCTGGCCGACTATTTCTTCGAGTTGACCGGCACGCCAAGCCCGAACGGGTTGAAAGACTTGTGGGGGCAAATGTGGTTCCTCGACCGAGGCGAGCGCCTGGGCCGCAGTTTCACCGCGTTCAAAGACCGCTGGTTCCAATCCGTGCAGCGCGGCGAGCGCCTGGACATCGAGCCGCTGCCGTTCGCCCAGGCCGAGATCGAAGCCCGGTTGCGCGACATCTGCCTGTCGCTCGATGCGCGCGACTTTTTCGATCTGCCCGAGTTGATCGTGAACACCGTGCGCGTGGAGTTGCCCGCAGGAGCAAAGCGCATGTACCGCGAGATGGAACGCGAGATGTTCCTCGCACTGTCTGACGGCACGGCCATCGAAGCCTTCAACGCCGCGAGCAAAACGATCAAGTGCCTGCAACTCGCCAACGGCGCGATCTACACGGACGGCACAGGCGAGGTGTGGGCCGAAGTCCACGACGTGAAGCTGCAAGCACTCGACAGCATTGTGACCGAGGCAGCCGGGATGCCGGTGCTGGTGGCGTATCACTTCAAGAGCGACCTCGCCCGGTTGACGCAGGCGTTCCCGAAGGGCCGCGTGCTCGACGACGATCCGCAGACGATCCGCGACTGGAACGCCGGAAAAATCCCGGTGCTGTTCGCGCACCCGGCCAGCGCGGGCCACGGCCTGAACCTGCAAGACGGCGGCAACATCATCGCGTTCTTCGGCCATTGGTGGAACCTCGAAGAACGGCTGCAAATCATCGAGCGTATCGGCCCCACCCGGCAGGCCCAGGCCGGACACAACCGCCCCGTATTTATCCACAACATCGTCGCCGCCGACACGGTTGACGAGATCGTCATCCAGCGCGTCGAAACCAAACGCGACGTGCAGGACTTGCTACTCGAAGCCATGAAAAGGAGAAAAACACCATGACCGAAAACACACCGGCCAGCGCCCGCCAAGTGGGCGGCTCTCACTACATCGACCTCGGCATCCAGCCTTGGGCCGCGATGCAGTGCTGGATGACCCCCGAACAGTTCGCGGGTTTTCTACGGGGCAATGCGATCAAGTATCTGGCCCGCTGCGAGGCGAAGGGCGGTTTGCAGGACTTGAAGAAGGCGCGGCACTACCTGGACAAATTGATCGAATTGCAGGAATCGCAGCCATGACCGAGAAACGCGCCTTGACCTTGCAAGAGGTGGCCGAGATAACGGGGTTCTCCTACAGCGCCATCTTCGACAAGCGATTCGCCATCGGTTTTCGGCTGCCCGGCTCGCGTAGGTGGCGGGTCTGGCCGTCCCGACTTGCCGAACTCACCGCGCCGCGCAACAATGTGACCCGGCTATCGCTGCGGGTCGTAGAGGATACTCCATGTCAATCCGCAAAGATAAAACGTCCGGTATCTGGCAAGTCGATTTCCGCGCGCCAAGCGGCGAGAGAATTAGATGCTCTGCTGAAACAAGCGACCGGAAGGCCGCGCAGGAATACCATGATCGGTTGAAGGCGCAGGCGTGGCGGCAGGCCAAGTTGGGCGAAACCCCCGACAAGACCTTCCAGGAAGCCGCCCTGCGATTCCTGCGCGAAAGCGCGAACCAGCGCGACTATGCCTCGAAGGTGAGGCACATCGCGTACTGGCGTCGCTGCTTTGAAAACCAGACGCTGCGCTCTTTAACCGCCGACGCCATCGTGGACGCCTTACCCACGCACCGCGTCCACAAGATGACCACACCCAGGCCGCTCACCCCGGCCACACTGAACCGATACCTCGCCACGATCAAGCGGATGCTGAACCTGTGCGTCGGGTGGGGCTGGCTCGACAGCGTACCGCGCCTGCCGATCTACCGCGAGCCGGACGTGCGGGTACGGTGGGAGCCGCCCGAGGTGATCGCGGCGCTCATCCGGGCGATCCCGGTGCAGTGGATGAAGGACGCCGTGCTGGTGGCAGTATCCACCGGGCTGCGCGAAAGCGAACTTTTCGCCTTGGGCGACACGACGGTCGATCTGCCGCAGCGCAACGCCTGGGTAACACACGACAATGCCAAGTCCGGGCGGGCGCGATCTGTGCCACTCAACGACGACGCTCACGGCGTGCTGACGCGGCGATTGGCCGATGGGGCTACCTGGGCCTTCACCCGGCGCAGATCGGCCCGCCACGAGCCGCGTAGGGTGTTCCGGCACGACACCGGGATGTTCGACAGGGCGTGCGCCAAGATCGGCCTCGAAGATTTCCACTGGCACGATCTGCGCCACACGTGGGCAAGCTGGCACGTCCAGCGCGGCACGCCCCTCATGGTGGTGAAGGAACTCGGCGGGTGGGAGACGATAGAGATGGTGCAGAAGTACGCCCATCTGGCCCCGAGCCACGTGGCCGCCCATGCCGCCACGGTCAATTTTTGGTCAAACTCGACCGGGCAAGAAAAAACGCCGCTGGTGAAAGCGGCGTAAGGTACTGATACTACTAAAGAAATTTGGAGGCGCAAGCCGGAATCGAACCGACGTACACGGATTTGCAATCCTCTAAATGCCAAATAGGTGAAAACAAAAGCGCAGTCATATCAACGACTTGCAGCGATAGCCATCCACTAATCGACTGCGCTTTTTGACCAATTTGGCACAATTTCCCGGTATCCCGGTCAAGATTTGGTCAACCCCGCCTGGGGCGGTTGGCTGTCTGGCAGCGTCACACTGCCCGGCGACGTGGCAAAGTGTAGCACCTCGGCCCCCGCTTTCTGTGCCTCGCCCGTGGTGCCGAAGTAGAAGGCGAGCACTTGCTTTAACTCATTGAACCAGTAGCCGATCAACGTCCCTACCGTCAGGCTGGCCGTAGCGTCTCGCAGTAACCCCTCGGCAGTACCCGACAGGATCGCCCACCCGATGCCGCCAGCCCCAAGCACAAGCATGATGGTGATGGTGGGCCTGATCCAGTCGTTCGGCTGTTGGGCGGCCAGCTTGCGCGCGCTGTCACGGTCGGACGCCTCGGCGGCGTACTGCGCGGCGGCAGCCTGCAAGCGGTTATTTTCTGCCGTCACGGCAAGCTGTTGGAGTTGGACGCGCGAGTTGGTTTCCAATTCCTTCAATTTGACGGCAGCCTGGGGGTCGGCCAGGATCGCAGCCGATACCGCATCCGGCGACGAATCCGTACCTAGGGCCGTCGAGATCAGGCCGCCCACGGCTGCACCAGCCGGGCCGCCCAACAGGCCGCCCACAATGGGGGCCGCTTTGCCGACAACCCCGGCGATGTCTTTCCAGTCCATTATGCGTCCCCCGCAGCGTATTTGAGGTTGCCCGCCACTCGGCGCGTCCACCCTTTACCGAAGGTCGCCCATGTCGGCAGATCGGTATAAAACAGCAGGCGGGCCGAATTGAACAGCAAAGCAAGCGTTTTGGGTTCCATCCCGTTGCAGGCCGCCAGGGTCTGCGGGCCGATGATGCCGTCCGGGATCGTCCCGGCTGCGGCTTGCAGCCACTTGATCGCCCGGTTGACGCCGTGGTTGACCGAGGCGTCGAACACTTGAAAAGCGACGGCAGCGGGCAATTCGTCGCCGCGCGCCAGATTCCAGTAGTCCGCCCGATAGATTGCCTTGGCCGTTTCGCGCGGCATGTCGCGCATGGGGCCGGTGTAGCCGTGACGGCGAGCCACGGCTATCGTGATGCCCCACATGGTTTCCCCGCCCGGATCAGCCGGGTTGTTCGAGTATCCGCCCTCGTGGCCGAGCAAGCGGTCGAACGCGATGTCGAAGTCCATTAGTGGCCCCCATATTTCGTGATGCCAGCCCAAAGAGCCGCAGCTAGACCGGCAGCGATCACGCCGATGAAGGCGATCACGCCCTGGTCGGCCATCCGCCGCATCCGACGCCCGAAGCGCAAATCCTCGCGGAAGTCCTCGACCTCTGCCGGACTGTCGATGTCCACCCCCAGGATGGCAAATACTTTTTTCACTGCCCGGTCGGCTGCCTCTTGGCAGGCCGGGGTGTCGCAGTGTGGACTAGACATAGCGCTCCTTACAGGATGATTTCGGCAGCAGCCGTGAACAGATCGTCCAGATCGTTGCTCGACAGGCCGATGGCCCCCGCAGCTTGGATCAGGAACGGGCTGTCGCGCCGCCAGTCTTGGGTATCGTTCAGCGCCACGTCGGCGAGCGCCTTCTGCTCGGGATCGGCGATGGCGTCCACGAAGGCCGTTACCGCGTCCCACTTACCGGCCTGGATCAGCGCGGCCTTACCTTGCGCCCGGCTGACGGTCTGCGGCACGTCCGACATCGGTGGGGTGTAGGCCGGAAGGGTCGGCGGCGTGGCATTGGGGAAGTCGGCGCGCGTGAAGCCGAAGCGGTTGACGATGCTGTCATCCTCGACAGCAACCCACGTACCGGCGTCATCGTCGCGCTGCAAGCGCCACAGGCTGCCAGCCAGCAGGGACATGAATTCGGTGTGCTCGGGCGTGCCTTGAATCTGGTCAAGGTCGGCGCGCGTGTTAATGACAGGCAATGCCATAGCGGTTCTCCAAGTGATTGAGTAGGTTTTCGGAGTCGGCCCACTTCGCATGACCAAGCCAGGAGGCAAGGCTCTTGCTCAAGGTGTCCGTATCGCCGTGCTCGATGCAGGCGGCGATCTTGCGCTTCATCCGCACGACGGACGATTTGCGTAGCAGCTTGTGGCCGGGCCAAGTCCGAAAGCCAACGAAGTTCACGCCGCGCGAGATGGGCGCGACACGCCACCGGCTGATCCGCAGCCGTAGGCGCTCTGTGCAAAAGTCTTGCAGGCGCAGGAAGGTGTCGCGCAGTTCGTGCGCGTCGTAGCCCAGGACAACGATGTCGTCCATGTAGCGCACCCAATGCCGTTGCTTGAGCGTGTGGTGCAGGAACTTGTCGGCCTCGCCGCCGTAGGTGTTGGCACGGATTTTCGAGAGCAGGCTGCCGATGGGCGTACCCCGGTCGCTGTCGTGGGGCAGCATCTCGTCCATGAGCGCCTGCGTGCGCGCGTCGTGGATTTTCTTCGCTTCGATCTCGGCCAGCACCGGGTGGTACAAGCTGGCAAAGTATTTCGAGAAGTCCGTCTGCAAGTAGTGTGTTGCGCCCGTGCGTCGCATCATGGCCTGCAAGTGCAGGACGCAGGCGTGCGTGCCGTAGCCCGTGCGGCAGGCGAAGGTGTAGGGCAGCATGGCCGCGTCGAAGATCGGCTCGACCACATTGCAAATTGCGTGCTCAACGAGCCGATCCTGGAACGTCAGCGCCGAGATCATGCGCGGCTTCGGTTCGTAGATCATGAACTCCCGGAAGGGGCTGCGGCGGTACGAGCCGTCAAGCAACTCCTGCTGGATCGCGCGCAGGTTGAGGTATTTGTATTGATTGAATTCCAGATAGCCGTACGAGTTCCGCTTGCCCTTGGCCGTCTTGTTGAAGGCCGAGGCGAGGTTGTCGAAAGAGGTGATGCGGTCAATCAGGTTGCGGTTTCGTTGGCCCATAGAAGTCGGGTACGCTTTTCCATTTTCAGTAATCTGCGCTTGCCCGAACCTTGAAGTGTGTTCGCCGAAGCAGGACAAAACCGGCTGACCACCGGGGAAAGAATGGTCGGCCCAACGTGTCGTAACAGCGTTGGAGCGCAAAGGGTAGATAGTCACAGACGCCGCGCGCGCCGATGTTCGCGTTGGAGTTCGACGGAGCGTTGTTCCAGTTGGACGCACGGGAACCGGAGTTGACCGTGTTGTTCCAGTTACCGCCGAAGATGGCCGCGACGCAGCTAAGACCCGGTTTGCCCTTTTGGATTCCTGCCCTCGTTCTTGTGGCGTATCCAAGCGTTCAGCATGCCACCCACCGCGTAGAGCATCGCTTCGCAGTGCTCCCGCTGGTTGGCAGCGAGCAGCGTTCGCACGCTGCCCTTGTCGTTCTTGTTCCACAGAATTTTGGACATGACTTCCAAATCGTTGCGAACGTCGGCCAGGGCCGCGTCCGCGTCGTACAGTTTGCGAATCAACCCCGTTTTCGCTGCGAGGTTGAAGTGAGGTGTTACGCTGAACAGGTGCGACAAGACCACATCCCG